ATCTTCATCAGATTTTTCATCGCTTCCGTCTTTACCTTCAATGTTACCTCCATTTAAATTACCATCCTCTTCATCATCTTCAAGTGAACCTGAAGAAATTAAAGTATTAAGAAAACCACTTATAATGAATAATTTATCATCAACATCTTCTGAACCAGTTAAAAAACCACTTATAATGAATAATTTATCATCATCAGATAAATCACCATCGCCATCAGATAAATCATCATCATCATTAGATAAATCATCATCATCATCGCCATCAGATAAATCATCATCATCATCATCATCATCAGATAAATCATCATCATCATCAGATAAATCATCATCATCATTATCTAGTAGTTCAGTTCCGTCTACTTCAACTTCTATTCAATCTTCTTCAACAGAAAATTCTTTTGACTTTGATGTATCAAAAGAAGATTTGAAAAAAGATTTTGAAAGTATTAATTGTAAGGATGAAAATTTATTTTCAAAAGAATGCAACAAATTTTTATTGAAGAAAGAATATGTAGAGAGAGAATATCTCTCTGAACATCCTGAAATAGATCCTTTTTTATATCCCAACTTGAATGATAAAGAGTTTAATATTAAAATTGCTAGTAAAAAAGAGTTTAATGATACAAAATATGATGGAATAGTTCATACAAATATTAAAGAACAAGCGGATATATTAGCAAAAGCTGATTTTGAATTGCAACCTCACCAAGCATTTGTCAAAAACTTTATGTCATTTCAAACACCTTATAGTAGTCTATTACTTTACCACGGATTAGGCAGTGGCAAAACGCTGTCAGCTATTGGTGTTTGTGAAGAGATGAGAGATTATATGAAACAAACAGGTATAACTAAAAGAATTATTATTGTTGCTTCTGAAAATGTTCAAGATAATTTTAAATTACAACTATTCGACGAGAGAAAACTAAAACTAGTAGATGGTGTATGGATTGTTAAAGGTGGATCAGGAAATAAATTGTTAAAAGAAATAAATCCAACAAATATGAAAGGAATACCTAGAGAGAAAATTATAAATCAGGTAAAAAATTTAATTAATTCATATTATATTTTTCTAGGATATATTCAATTCGCAAATTATATAATTAAAACAATGAATTATGAAGAAGAACTTAAAAGACAAAATTTTAAAAGAAAATCGCATGAAAAAGAAACAAAAAAATCAGGAGAAAAATCAAAAATTCAAATGCTTAAAGCAGTAAAAATAGAGTTAAATAGTAGAATTATTAAACGTTTACAAAATGAATTTGATAATAGATTAATTGTAATTGACGAGGTTCATAACATTCGTAAAACAGATGAAAATGAAAATAATAAAAAAGTAGCTGTAAATTTAGAATTATTAGTAAAAGCAGCACAAAATTTAAGATTTTTACTTCTCTCTGCTACTCCTATGTATAATAATTATAGAGAGATAATTTGGTTATTAAATTTAATGAATACGAATGATAGAAGAGGTAGAATTGAAGTAAAAGATATTTTTGATAAGAATGGTGATTTTAAAAAAACTGGTCAAGAATTACTCATAAGAAAAGCTACAGGATATATTTCATTTGTTCGTGGTGAAAATCCATATACTTTTCCTTATAGAGTTTATCCTAATGAATTCGCAAAAGAAAATACATTTCCAGCTATAAAATATCCTTCATATCAATTAAATCTAAAAAAAATTAAACACGATGATAAAAAAAGAATATTAAGTTTATACTTAACAAAAATTGAAGCATGTAGCAATTGCGGTAATTGTCAATATTGCATTTATAAATATATTATTCATAATTTAAGAAATAAAAAATTTATATTAACTACTAAAACGGGTCATGTAAGAGAGATGCCTAGCTTTGAAAATATGGAATCATTTGGTTATGATAAATTACAAATACCATTAGAATCGCTTATTATTTCATATCCAATTAAAGGGTTAAAAGTAGAATTGGAACAAATGCCACAAGAAAAACTTTCTGAAGATTTCTCTCCAAGTTTTTCTGAAACAATACCTGATGAAGATGATGAAAATGAAGATGATGAAGATGAAAATTTAGAACCTATAGTAGAAAACGACGAAGAGGAACAAGATAAAGAACCCGAAGAACTAGAAGAACACGAAGAAGTAGAAGAACACGAAGAAGTAGAAGAACACGAAGAAGTAGAAGAACCACAAGTTAAAGAGGCTAGTGAAAAAAGTGAAGATGATAATCAAAGTACAAAACGCTTTAGATGTCCAAAAGGTCAAAAGCAAGACCCACCAAAATCAAAACAATGTATTCCAAAAAATCAAAATGGTGGAAATATTAGTAGTTTAATAATGAAAGGTGGTGCTATTGATTCAAAACAATTAACTGGTAAATTAGGGTTAGAGAGAATGATGAATTTTGTAGATAAAAATTCGCCACCAATTAAGGGTGAATTTGAATACAAAAAATCAATAGTAGATGAATATGGTAGAATATTTTCTCGCGAATTAATTGGAAAATATAGCGCAAAAATTAAAACAATTCTTAATAGTATTGTAAATTCAGAAACAGGACTGGTTTCAGAGGGCGTTATATTAATTTATTCTCAATATATAGATGGTGGTTTAATTCCTATGGCACTCGCATTAGAAGAAATGGGGTTTACAAGATATGGTCAAGAAGGCATTAAACCTTTATTCAAGGTTAGACCAACCGAAGTTGTAGATGTTAGAACAATGAAAAAACCGGAAAATAAAGCAAATTTTTTACCTGCTCGTTATTCTATGATTACAGGTGACTCAAGAATATCTCCAAATAATGATTATGAAGTAAAAGGTTTAACAGGAATTGATAATAAAGATGGTCATAAAGTAAAAGTAGTATTAATATCTAAAGCGGGTTCAGAGGGTATAGACTTTAAATTTATTCGTCAAGTGCATATAGTAGATCCATGGTATAATATGAACCGTATTGAACAAATTATAGGACGTGCTGTTCGAAATTTCTCTCATAAAGATTTAGCTTTTGAAAAAAGGAATGTTGAAATTTTTATGTATGGAACTATTTTGGGTAATAATACGGAAGAAGCCGCCGATTTATATGTTTACCGTGTTGCTGAATATAAGGCAATTCAAATAGGTAAGGTTACAAGAATTTTAAAGGAAACCGCTGTAGATTGTATTATTAATCACAGTCAAACAAATTTTACACAAAAAGTAATTCGAGATAATTTAAAAGAACCAATTAAACAAGAATTATCAACTGGAATTATATTAAATGATTTTAAAATCGGCGATGCCCCGTTTTCACCAGCTTGTGATTATATGGCAGAATGTAATTTTAATTGTATACCAGATAAAGAAATAGATGAAGACGAATTAAATCAAGATACTTATAATGAAAAATTTATTGTTGTAAATTCTGAAAAAATTATACAGCGTATAAGAATGCTTATGAAAGAAGGTTTCTTCTATAAAAAGGATGTATTAATAAAATCAATAAGAGCACAAAAAGAATACCCTTATGTTCAAATTTATGCCGCATTAACAGAGTTAATAGAAGATGAAAATGAATTTATTACAGATAAATATGGTAGAAATGGAAGATTGGTAAATATTGGCGATTATTACTTATTTCAACCATTGGAATTGAGAGATAAAAACGCATCTATATTTGATAGATCAGTTCCAATTGATTTTAAACATACTATGATAAATTTTGAAATTAAACAAAATATATTAAAACCTGTAATTGATAAAAGAAATTTAAGTAAAGCTATTATTCAAGAAGAAGGAATCGCTTTTCTAGAAGGGAAAAAATTAATTGACGAAATGAAAGTAAATCTTGATATTACTCGCGATTTTTCTTCAAAACAATCAGTGTCTAGAGGAGACGATAATTGGTATAAACATTGTGGCATTGCTTTAAAGAAAATATCAAAAGATTATCCTGAATCAAAAGATTATTTAATTGGTTATATTGTTGCGCATATGATAGAGATTCTTTTATTTGAAGAAAAATTAGATGTTATGAACTATTTATATTCATTAGATAATATTAAAGAAGGAAGTGTTGAATGGATCGCAAAAGAATACTTTGAAACAAATAGTGTTACTACTAGATTTTTCACAGCATTTGTCATGTATAGATTAAATAAACTAATGATTATGATTTTAAATGAAGCGAATACATGGGTTGCTGCTGAACCTGAAAATGTGAGAAGATTTCAATCATCTAAAGAAGGTAAAGAATATTTATCCCTTAATCCAAATGAATATAATAAAATTATAGGATTTATAGGATATGTAAAAAATAATAGTAACTTAGTTTTCAAAACAAAAGATATATCCTCAAAACGTGATACTGGAGCAAGATGTGATGAAGCAGGAAAGGTTAAAACACTTCAAAAATTAAATGAAATAATAGGGGAAAATAAATATACTAATGAAAGTACAAAAATGAAAAAAGATGCTGATGGAAATATTATTAGTGAAGCATTGGGTCACACTGAATTATGTGTTCTCCAAGAACTAATTTTAAGATTTTTTAATAGTATAAAGAAAAACGATAAAAAATGGTTTTTTACACCGGAAATGGCAATAGGTCATAAACTTTATAGTGTACATGTTTAAATGTATATATTTAGAATTTTTATATGATTGGTAAATAAATTTAATTATATTTAAAATAAAATTGAAAGAAAATATAATTAAAAGATAATATGTATTACATATATAATGGAGACAGTATCTAACCAAGGAATGGCATCGACTAAACCAACACAAAAAAGAAGAAGAGAACAAAGGTTTCAAAATGTTTATTCGAAATGTTTAATTAATAGAAAAATTGTTTTGCCTATTACTACAATTGGTAAAAATTTAAAGGAAACAGTCGAAGAAAATATTAAACATAATTTTGAAGGTAAATGTGTTGTTGAAGGATATATTAAACCTAATTCATCTGTAATTGTTTCATATTCTAGTGGAATTATTCAAGGTGGTAATAAAATTTTATTTGAAGTCGTTTTTGAATGTGATATATGTTTTCCAGTTGAAGGGCAGCTTATTGATTGTGTTGCTAAAAATATTACTAAAGCAGGCATCCGTGCTGAAAGTGTAGATGAGGTACCATCACCTATCGTAGTATTTATTGCAAAGGATCATCATTACGCAATTCCAAACTTTTCAGAATATAAAGAAGGAGATAAATTAACAGTTCAAGTTATAGGTCAAAGATTTGAATTAAATGATAAATATATTTCAATTATTGCAACAATTAAAGAAAATAAAGAAATTAAGGAAAAAGATTTTAATCAAAAATCTAAAAAATCACAAAATCAAAAACCAAAATTAGTATTCGAAAATTAATTTATAGTTTTGGTGTTGATGTTAATTTTATTAGCGCAAATAAACACATTTGTTGGTTTATATAATTCAAAAAAATTTTTTTTAAAAATTTCAACTCTGCCGCCTGAATTATTATTATTATTTAATAATTTAATTGCTTTTTCTTTATTACTTGTTATAATAAAATCTTCCCATTCTCCATTTTTTGGAATATAAACATATAACAAATTATTTTCATTATTTTTTATTCTAACTTCATTACTTTTTTCAGTGAAAAAATTAAGGTTTCTTTCTATTCCGTCTTCCATATAATTAAAATCAATATATTTTTTAAGTATTAATTTAAAAACATACATTGTTATTTATAAAATGGAAGCAGTTCTTTCTACAAATGAAGTTAATAATTTCTCTGTAAGTGAGTTAAATTATATAAGAGAAACTATTGAAAATATGAATAAATTTAATCAAATTGAAGTTCTTAGAATTTTTAATAAACATTCTCAGGTCATTTTAAATGAAAATAAATACGGCATTCATATTAATTTATCTGAACTCAATAAAGATATTATTAATGAATTATATATTTATATTAAATATGTTAATGCCCAAGAGCTCGCTTTAAATAGTATTGAACAACAAAAAGAAGATTATAGAAATACATATTTTACAAAAGATATTAAAGATAATATCAAAATATTAAATAACAAATAATTATGTTATCATATAATGATGTATTTGATGAATTACAAAATTATATATTAAATGATGAAAATATACAAAAATCACTAAAAATGAAAATAACTAATTCAAATTCTAAAAATGAAAAATCAGCAAATATTATTAAAAGTACTATTAAAAAAACAGATTTATTTATTCCTAATCAGCAAGATTCTCTTTTTTGGTGTTTTTTTATTATGAAAAATGGTGAAATTAGTTATGAAACATTAAATAATAAAAATTCATTAGTTGCAAAGCAAATTAAAATTGATCTTGTTAATACAATTAGAAAACATAAAGATACATTAAAAATATATAAATTTGATACTAAATCAAATATAGAAAATAATTTAGCTAACGATAATAATATTAATTCAAAGACATTTTTATCATTATGTGCTATTGAAAATATTAATGTTATTTACATTAGCAAAAAAACATATTACGAATTATTAATGAATGATACAAATACAACATATATTGTTCACGAATTACCATCAGATTCTAAATATTATAATAAATACGGTTTTGAATTAGGAACTGAAGATTCTATTAATAAAACAAAGTCTTCACTATATAAATTGGATTCTGTAGACAAACCCATTAAAGCTATTTCATCATATAAAGTTACAGATCTTATTGAAATATGTAATAAATTAGCAATTGAAACGACTAATAAAGAAACTGGAAAAAATAAATCTAAAAAAGATTTATATGAATCAATTATTCAGTATTTTTAAATTAAAAAAAAAATGAACAATAATTTAAAAATATTTCT